AATGCCCCAGACTGCAAATTCTTTGTCTGCGAATTCACCATCTTTTCTTAAAAGAGAAATTGTAAGAACGGGAAAAGTAAACATATTATGAGAACGAATATCAGATACAACTTCCATAAATAACTTTTGGAATTCTTTTATTTCTTCAAGTTCATCTACCATAAAACTTCCATCAGGAAATACACTTCCACCGAATAATGCTTCCAAGTATTCACTATCATAAACACTTACATTTGTAAAAGCACTCTGAAGTCCATCTCTTACATAAGGTTGATTTACCGCATATATAAAGCGTTGAATTTGTTGACGAGCATAATAATCAGAGTTCTTTGTCGCATATCCATTTTCGCAATCTTTTTTCCAAAAATAATACATATAAGGAATGAGATTGGGAAGTCCTACTGCGCCAGAAGACCTATTACTTGCAAAAGAAATAAATTCTTTTACGAAATCAACAAAAGTAGATAAATGCTTGGGCGGCTCTGGGTTAAAATTATTTAAGAAATATAAACCCTGTTCTGCCAAATCTTTTAAATCGTAAGCAAAACAATAATGAATATAAGTAGAAGTATCTGCATCATGCATATACAGTGCTTTTGTCCATTCTGCTTGAAGCCACTCATTTGCGGTCTTAAAACCATATTTTTTATTCAATTCATAATGGATTTTATTGAAGGCAAGTAATTTTCTATGGGGCTTCGGCATTTCGTTCATCAAAGTCCTCATATCTTTATTACCTACATTCGCATTTCCATCAACAGAAGCATCCGCAACAGTTTGAGCATCGATAAAGTTTTTAATAAAATCTGTAAAAGATAACTGCTCATCGCCAAAACCATTTAGATAAGCAAACTCTTCTCCATACTCTTGCTGCATTTTATTATATTGAGTTGTAAAATTTTTGCTCAATCTTACATTAACATTCATTTATCTTCCTCCACGTATTTCCAATGATATCCTCCCGCAGTTTTTGTTTTTCCACGACAGCAATAGCCAATACTATGAGAATTTGCTCCAGTCTGACGCGACGCTTCTGCGATAGATTCAAAAGTTTGATTTAATTCTATACAAAATACAGGTCTTGAATTTTTATTTCTTTGAATAATATAATTTTCATCATTTGCATACTTCCAATGATATCCATAAGCAGTATATAATTTACCTCTACAACAGGCAATAATATTTGCATTAGCATATCCAAATAGTCTTTCTATTTCTTTTGCACTTGGATATACTTTTCCTGTCTCAATACAAAGAATTTCTTTTTTAGAGGTACAACTTTTACTCATTTTTATTCGACTTTCTTCTGAAAATAAATTATTAAGACCTCCAGTTTTTAAATTATATCCATCTTCAATAGTATTATATAATTTAATGTAATATTCTTCTTTTTTATTCGCTTCTTCAATGGTTAAATTATCCTCTAAGATTGTTTTTGTAAAATTATTCCAACCGTATTTTTTAATAGCATTATAAAATTTTATACAGCCAGTATAATTTGCTGCTTGGCATCGTCGAGAACCATGGTAAGTTTGTCCAATATATTTTTTACCCGTTATTTGACAAGTAAAACAATATATATAATGAACTTTCATTTATTTGCCTCCAGCGAATTGACATACTTATTTGCGTCCGCGAACAATAAAAATTCCCCATCTACTTCGAGAACGGGCGCAGACATAATGCCATTTCGCACTAGCAAATCAATATCATTACTAATTTCATAATCAATATTTTTCATTTTTAATTTTGTTTCCAAAACTTTACATTTTGGACAACCTGTACTATACAAAGTCATTATATTCCCTCCTTACTTTTTGTATTCATACATAATAATTATACCATATTTTGTAGAAAAAGTCAAATTTAGAATTTAAAATTTGACAAAAACAAAAAATTGGAGTATAATTTAATTATAAATATAAAAATTAAATGAATAAAAGGAGAAGTATAAGTACATGAAGTATAAAATTTATTGTGACGGCGCAGTAAGCAATAATGGATATAGTAATGCTGTGGGTGGCTACGCAGGCGTTGTTTTAAATGAAAATGAAGAAATTATATACGAGTATGCTATTGGACCAATCGAAGGTGCAACGAATAATAGAATGGAACTATATGCGGCTTTAGAAGGTCTTTGGTATTGTATAGACCATTTTCAAAATGATGAAGAATTTTATGTTGATATTTACACTGACTCTGCATATCTTCACAATTGTATGCGCGCAGGTTGGTATAAGAAATGGCTTCAAAATGGTTGGATTAATAGCGGTCGTCAACCCGTTGCAAATAAAGATTTATGGGAAGCACTTATTCCTTTCTTTGAAGATATGAGATTTGCTTTTTATAAAGTTAAAGGTCATACTGGAGAAAATGATTGGAATGATTATGTAGATAAATTAGCCGTTAAGGCAAAAACACAGGAGAGTGATTAAAATAGTTGATATTATAATTCCTTGCTATAATGCAGAAAAGACGCTTCCGCGCGCATTAGCATCAATCGTATCTCAAACAAATCCTGAAAAATGTATGGTGACAGTAGTAGATGATTGTTCGACTCAGGATATTAAATCAATTTGTGATAAATTTTCTTCCTTCATTAAACTTCAGTATATTAGAAATGAGAAGAATATGAAGTATCCTGGCTTAGTGCGGCAGGTTGGTATAGACCATACTAATAATCAGTATATTATGTTTTTAGATGCTGATGATATGTTGGCTCCAAGTGCAGTTCAAATGGCACAGACAGAAATGACAAGAAATGAAATGGATGTCCTTATTGGCGCATTTTTTAGTCAAACAAAAGAAAAGACTTGGAATAGAATGGGACAAGGCGACACCACTTGGCTTCACGGTAATGTATATAGAAGAAGTTATTTAAAAGAAAAAGGTATTAAATTCTGTGACAGATATAATGAAGATGGTAGTTTTAATACTATGTGTTATATGTTATCTGATAAGGTTGGGTATTTAAATGAGCCTATGTATTATTGGATGCATAATGAAGAATCGATTACGAGAAGTGAAGGTTCTTTTACGGTCGACCATTTAGAAGATGTAATAGAAACTTTGATTTTTGCATATCAGACTATTTTTAAAAATAAGTATAATGAAAAGAAAGTTTTTAGAAATATGGGCGAACATTGTGCCTTTTTTCATAAAATGTTAGATACGACTTATACTACGAAAGAAGGGGCTGCGCGCGAAGCAAGAGAAGAAGTATTTTGGAAGAGTCTTGAAACTTTTAAGAAAGAACTTGATTTTGAACATTTTACTCCTGTTCAGTTTCAGTATTTTAAATATGGTTTTGCGGACGGATATGTGAAATTCCCAAAAGTTGGACTTGAGACTCCTTCTGCAATGAAAGTGTTTAAATTTTTATTCCCGAAAGGAAAAATGGAAATTGAAGATTTTAATTTGGCAGCGAGGCAGAAGTAATGAAAGTAGTGATAATTAATGGCGCTGGTGGCGCAGGAAAAGATACTTTTGTTACTTTATTAAGGATTTATTGTATGGATAAGTATGAAATTAAGAATCTTTCTACAATTACAAGTGTGAAAGAAATTGCGACTACGATGGGCTGGAAAGGCGAGAAAGATAACGCTGGGCGCGCCTTTCTAGCAGACTTAAAACGAGCGTGGAAGAGTTATAATAACGGTCCTGTTAAAGAAGTAATGAAAGATATTGCAAATATTAATTTATATGAAGAAATTTGCGATAAAGAATGTATTGTTTTTATTCATTGTAGAGAACAATTGGAAATAAAAGAGTTCGTGGAGTTATTCAAGAAAAGAAAAATTATTGTAAGAACTCTTTTGATAAAGAGAGATGGGATTGAGAAGTTTTTAATTCCGCAGATTTAAATGCAGATACTGGAAAATATGATTATACGATTTGGAATAATGGAACAGTAGAAGAATTAAGTAAGAAAAGTGAAGAGTTTTTGGAAGAAATAGAAAAATGGAATTAGTGTCAAGAATTCTTGACACTTTTTCTTTTTTGTGGTATAATATAATTAGAATAAAATAGAAAAAGAGGTAATGTAATGTACGGATATATTGGTAACTATGATTTTTTAAATATGACATCAGAAAAATATTGGAGTCCTACAAAGAGTCTTAACCTTAAAGAATTAGTATATAATGCAGTTAAAAGTGGTGACTATTTCGCGGCAAGAAAAATTGATGGTCATTGGTTTATGATGTTGAAAGATGATGATGGAAATCTCTTTCTTCGTAGTAGAACTGAAAGCACAAAAGGTGGGTATCTTAATAAAATAGAACTTGTTCCTCATTTAAAGAAAGAATTTGAACAATTTCCTAATGGAACTTGTTTAATAGGCGAAATTTTCTTTCCTAATAATGAACAAAGTCGTGCAGTTACCACTATAATGGGTTGTTTACCTCCAAAAGCAATAGAACGTCAAGAAAAAGGTGAGAAGTTATACTATTATATTTTTGATTGTCTGGCTTATGGTGGTAAGAATTTAATGGATACAGAAATGATTGAGAGGATTAAACTCTTTAAAACTGTATTTGAGAGGTTAAAGTTTACCTACTTGGTGCGCGCCCACTACTATGAAGGAGATGCTCTTCTTGATTATATTGGTTATTGTTTGGAGAAAGGCTGGGAAGGTGTTGTGCTTCAGAGTAAAGATGGTAAGTATGAGCCTGGTAAGCGGCCCGCGCGAAAAAGTATTAAAGTTAAGAAAGAAATTGGGAATGAAATTGATTGCTTCTTAACTGGTAATTATAAACCGTCCACTTGGGAATATAAAGGAAAAGAAATTGAGACCTGGCCTTATTGGTGGAATGATAAAAATGAGACGAGATTAATGGGAGATTATTATTCTGCATATGCGATGGGTTCTCCGCTTATTCCTATTACTAAAGGTGCGTTCTTTGGTTGGGCGGGCGCAGTTGAAATAGGAGTTTTAAAAGGAGATGAAGTTGTTCCTATTGGTTGGATTTCAAATGTAACAGAAGAAATTAAATCTCAAATAATAGAAAAACCTTGTCCTATTCTTCATAAAGTTTGTAAGGTAAGTGCAATGATGATTGAAAAAGATACTCAAGCATTACGTCATGCGAAGATAATGGAATGGAGAGATGATATAAGTTGGAAAGATTGTACCTATGATAAGGTTTTTGATTGATAAAAAATAAAAATTGAAGTTTAAAAAGACTTTGCTCACTTATAATTGAAATAGAGTAAAATGAGGAGTGTTATAAGTGAGCAAAGGAGAAAATAAGATTATTCAAATCTTAAAGGCAAATAAAATCTCCTTTAAAAGAGAAGTAACTTTCCCATATTTAAACGGAAAGAAAAAAGCGCCTTTAAGGTTTGATTTTGCTATATATAGGAATGGACAATTAGTGGGATTACTTGAATATGATGGTGAGCCGCACTTTTTATATTCTTCATACTTTAATAAAAACTTTTCAAGTTTTATGTATAGAAAAGAATGCGATAGAAAGAAAAACGCATATGCAATTACACATCATATTCCATTATATCGTATTCCTTTTTGGGACTATGATAAATTAACAGATTTAAAATCTCTTTTTTTACCAGAGTATCTTGTTAAATCTATCTATCACAATGATCAATTAACAAGAGAAAAGTTTGGAGGTGATAAGTAATGGAATTCGAAAAGGTAATTGAATTTCCTTATGACCTTAATGGGAGAGCCGCGCAACAATTTGTGCAAACAGTTTCTTTAAATGTTTTTTCGTCTTTATATTGCGAAAAAGATGAAAGAAAAATAAATGCACATTCATTACTTGGCTTACTTTCATTAGGTATTAAAAAAGGAGATAAAATAAAATTCTCTTCTCAAAGAGAAGAAACTTTAAACTATGTTTCAGAATTATTAAAAAAGGAGGTATGAGATATGCAAGAATTTGTAAAGTATATTCCTTATATTGTTGTTGTACTTTTAGTTGGTGGAATGGCAATTTATAATCTTGTTAAAAGACCTGAAAAGATTAAGGAATGGCTTGTTTGGGCCTGCGCGCAAGCTGAGATAGAACTTGGTAGCGGAACTGGTCAATTAAAACTTCGTGCAGTATACGATATGTTTATGAAGCAATTCCCTGTTATGCAACTTTTCATTTCTTTTGAAAGATTTAGCGGTTGGGTAGAACTTGCACTTCTCCAATTAGAAGATTGGATTGAGAATAATCCTTCTCTTGCATTTGCTATTAAAGGTGAAGAAGTAGAAATTGAAGAAGAGGAAGGTGAATAATATGGCAACAGTAAAAGGTATTGATGTGTCTACCTTTCAAGGTGTTATAGATTGGAATAAGGTTAAGAAAAACGAAGTTCAATTTGCAATTTTGAGAGGTAGTTATGGAAGAACAGGTAAAGATGAGAAGTTTGAATTGAATTATAAGAACGCAAAAGCTGCGGGCGTACCAATTGGTTATTATCACTATACCTATGCTGATACAATTGAAAAGGCAACTCAAGAAGCTAATTTTGTTATTGGGATTTTAAAAGGTAAACAATTTGAATATCCTATTTGGTTCGATATTGAAGATAAGTCTATTGCTGGACTTTCTGCGGCGACATTAGCTAAGATTACAAAGACTTTTTGTGATAAGGTTGCGGCCGCAGGATACTATGTTGGTATTTATGCAAGCAAAGGCTGGCTCACTTCAAAATTAGATATGAAAGCTTTAAAAGATTATGATGTCTGGGTTGCTCAGTGGAATGATAAATGTACTTATACTGGCGCCTATACAATGTGGCAATATTCAGAGAGCGGAAAAGTTAAAGGTATCTCTGGTAATGTTGATAAGGATTATGCATACAAGGACTATCCTAAGATTATGAAAGAGAAAGGACTTAACGGATATAAAAAAGTTGTGAAGAAGAGCCTTTCTGTAATCGCTCAAGAAGTTATTGATGATAAGTGGGGAGATAAACATTCAAAACCCACTCGTAAGCAAAGACTTGAAGCTGCGGGATATAATTATGATGCAGTTCAGAAGAAAGTTGATGAACTTTTGAAGAAACAGAAAGAAGAAGAAAAGGCTAAGGCGGCCGCAGCAAAGAAAGCCAAAAAAGGTTATAAAAAAGGAGATGCAGTTGCTGTCAAAGATAAGCCTCTTTATACAAGCGCAACTTCAACCTCTACTTCAAAGAAGAGAACAGGTACATTTTATGTCTATGATGGCGAAAAGGTTAATGGTAGATATAGAGTTACAATTAGTAAGAAGTATTGCGGTAAGAGACCTATCGGAGATTATGTAACTGGTTGGATGGAGTTATGAAATTAGAAATTTTATTGAGTGTAATAATCGGACTAATTTTAATAGGAATAGGCATAAGCGTCCTTCTTTGGCGGAAGGGCGCAAAAGCCTTAAAAAAAGAAAAAGAAAAAGAAGAGGAAAAAAGACTTAAAGAAGCCGCGGAAATTTTTAGTGAAATGGATAAGCTATTCGCCGCACAAACAGTTTCTATTGAAGAAATGAAAAAGAATTTTAATTTTCTTTTTCAAACTCTTAAAAATTATCAAACATTAATTAAAGAGAATGAAGAAAAAAAAGAAGATGAACTTGCGCAATTCACCTTCGAACCTTATTATGTGTATTTAGACAAAGAAATTGAAACTGATACTGGCGAAAAATTGAAAGAAAATTCCTTTCATTTAATAGTTTTTGAAAAAAATAGAAAAGGAAAACTATTCTCTGGTCAAGGCTGGATTGATTTAGAGAGTGTAGTTAAAAATCCTACTTGGGCAGATTTACCGAAACCTTGGACTTTAGGAGAAGAGGTTGAATTAAAAAGTGGGCCGAGTAAAGGATATTATACAATAAAAAAATTAAAAAGAGGAACTCTAATACAAATAGAAGATTATTTTGGTGCTTGGGCGCGCGTCCGAGTAGGAAAAGAAGTAGGATATATTTGTATAGAGGAAATTAAATAAAAGAGGTGAGAGAATGGGAGAAGAAAAACAGATTATAATGTATGCTAATTTTTCAGACGATCCACAGAAGTTGGAACCAATGCAAGCAACAAGCACATATCATCTTGTTGCTCACAGTGAAGGATTAGTTAGTATGACTGTTAATTTGCCTACTAATGTTAATTCAGATGTTGATTTTTATTTTAATAGATATACTCATAAAGTAGTAACTGCAGTTAATGGAGTTGCAACTTTAATTGTAAAAGCAGAAACTGAAGAAGACAAAGATAGAGAATTTCCTTCTGAAGTTTTAAGAGAACCGGGCTTTACTGTAAGTATTATTTATGAAAATAATAATAATCAAATTACTACGAATTATGTATTTTTCCCTGTGTATACAAATGGAATTGGTGAAGAACCATTAGAATATGACGATGACAGTTATATTGATGCGAAGATTGCACGCGAAGCAGCAGAGTATGCACTGGACGAGATAGATGATTTGACAGATAGGGTGACTACTTTAGAGAGTGGATTGACGACTTTAAGTAGTGTGGTTGAGACGACTATTAGTAGTTTGGAAGAGTTTGAGGAGACGACTACGAGTAGTTTTGATGATTTAAAAGAATGGGTAGATTATAACTCTTACGATGATGGAAATGGAATTTTTTATCCTCTACCTTCTAATGCGAGTGATTTTATAACTATTGCGTCTTCTACCCCTTCTAAGTCAGAGCATATTCATTGTAGTGGCTCTATTACTCATAATCAGACATGGTTAGAATTTTCAATTCCTCTACCAAAAAGTCTAAGAAAACTACCTGATAGTAAACAATATAAAATAAAAGATTTAGCTCTAATTGCAAGAGGCATGAGTGGAATCTATGGAGATTATTATGCTCATGGATTACAAAGATATACTTTTAAAGTTTTATCAGATGCTATCACTACTAACACTTCTTGGACTAATCTTCAATTACATAATGAAACAATCGATGAAGATAGAGGAGCATATTTATTTGCTACTATTGCAGATGTAGAAAATTCCGCGTATGATAATTTTAAACATAATTATCATAATGGAGTGCGCACTGCTGCGAGTAAAATTACTACAACAGCAGAACAGACAACTACATCTTGGGGACCAATACAGAGAAGTTTAGATTTAAATACAGATGGCCTTTTATTTTGTAAAGATGGCTCTCCTATTCCTATTATTTGTTGGGATAATAACGCAGGGCGTAATGTAAGTACTGAAGGTAGTACATTTAAAATTGAAACTTATGTAACTGAGAGCAAGTTATTACACGTCACTATTTCCATGCCTTTTAATAACTCGCAATATCCTTTTATTTTTAAAAATGATGGATATACCGCAGGTATGAATGATGCATATGTAACGACTACAACTGGAACAGAAAATTACAAAAAATGGTTGCCATTACATGGTGGTTCATTTAGCAGTGAAGGTCCATATGTTACTACAGGAACAACAGAAGAACAATTAGATGCTCGTTTTAGAATAAAAATCCCTAAAAATGGTCCTATTAATAATACTCCAGTAGATGTTATTGTGAGTGTATTAACTTTATATGTAGTAGACGTATAATTTTAATAAAACCTAAAAGTCAAGGATTCCAAATCCTTGACTTTTTTTCTCTTTTCTGCTATAATATAAATAGAAAATCTAATCTCAAGAGGTATTAAAATGACAATAGATTTAAACGAAGAACAGCGTGCGGCCGTAATAACCGACTCAGACAAAGTTCTTGTCGCATCTGCGTGCGGTACAGGTAAAACACGAACAATTATGGCAAGAATCGAATTTCTCCTTTCTCAAGGTATCGATTCTAAGAATATATTTGCTATAACTTTTACTAACGCCGCCGCACAAGAAATGAGAAGTAGATTGCCGAAAGAAGCAGAAGGAGTATTTATAGGTACAATCCATAGTCTTGCGAACTATATTTTGTTAATGAATGGGGTATCGACCTCGGCGCAATTAGAGAACGAAAACTTTGATTGGTTATTTGAACAAGTACATAATAGAGATTTATATATTCCTGAAGTTGAACATTTATTAGTAGATGAATTTCAAGATATTTGCGATAATGAGTATGAGTTTATGATAAAGGATTTGAAACCGAAGAATTTTTATTTCTGCGGCGACTCGTGCCAATCAATTTACAGTTTCAAAGGCTCTAATTACCATCATTTTATGAGATTGGTAAGAGATCCTTCTGTCACTGTTTTCAATTTGACTTATAACTATCGGTGCGGCGCAGATATAATCGACTATGCAGATACAATTCTTGCATCAGTTACTGATATTTATAAAGTTCCCAATGTTTGTATGACGGCGCGCCGTGGATATGTAGAAATTAACCAATTCGAGATACATAAAATTCTTCAAGAGCTTGAAATGGGTGAGGAATATAAGTCGTGGTTCATACTTTGTAGGACGAATAAAGAAGTTGACGATATGATAAAGGTATTGGAGAAGAATGATATACCTTGTGATACTTTTAAGAAAGCGGACTTGGACTTATCCCAACTTCAAGAAAGAATGAAGGAGAATACTGTAAAAGTTCTTACTATTCACACTTCAAAAGGATTGGAGAATGATAATGTAATGGTAATAGGCGCGCATCGTTGGAATGATGAGGAGAAAAGAATTTCATATGTTGCAGCGACAAGAGCGAGAAATAGTCTCTTTTGGTTCATTCCTAAGAAGGCGACCGCACCACGCAAGAAAAAAGAAAATTTAAGTTATATGGAGTTCTAAAAATTGAAGTTTAGTACTCAATTTCTCACATATTGTCGAAGACAAAAATTGTTTTCGGCAATATTTTTTTTTGGAAGAGGTGAAAAATAAATGGCAAATATAGTAAAAACTGAATATATGAACCGAGCAACCATTGGTTTTAGTGAATATTTTGCAAGTACAGAAGATGATTTGCTTGAAAATCCTAAGCCAGGAGACAGATGTTTAGTTGCAAGTGGAAAAGTTTTTGTTTGTATTGAAAATGGAGAATGGGAAGAATTGAAAATTGGTGGCGGAGGCTCTTCTCCAACAGGAACAATAGAGATAAGTGAGAATGGAGTTTATAATGTAAGTGAATATGCTAGTGCTAATGTTATGCTTACAGATATTAGTGTAGACGGGACCGAAGTCATTATTCCTGCAGAAGAAGGAGGTTCATTTTCTATTAATGTTTCTGAAGGAACTTTTGATTCAGAAACTGGAATAGTAAAAGGAAGTTTAGATTATTGTGTAAATATGGAAATTGGTTCCTCTTATGACTGGAGTGTAGAGATAGATGGAACGACATATACTGGACAAGGTACAGTTATAGATATGTCTCAAGGTCAAATTCCTGGTGGTGTAGCAGCATTGATAATAGAACAAGGAATTGTAATTATAGATAAATGGGATGTTACTGGTGGGGCGCCTGTTCAAAATGATGTTACTAATTGGTATATGGCAGGACAGACAGAGTTACCAGACTATGAATTTGTCTTTACTAAAGTTGATGAATAAAGAGGTGAATAAATAATGGCAGAGGTATCTTTAAAAGAAATTATAACTACAATAGCAAGTAAATATAAAGAGGTTAGCGGAGATACAGGTGAGATTAACTATGGGAATGTGAGTGAAAAAGTAGTTAGTGTAATGAATGTTAGTAGTAATATAGGATATCAAGTTAAGTTTAAGGTTGATGGTGATGATTATTATATAGTAAGCTGTCAGCAGGGCGAAAGTATAACAGAGCCGCCCACACCGACAGTGCAAAGCGGATACTCTTTTATATGCTGGGAAGATGACGATGATTATCCAATTGAATTTCCATACACACCCACAGATGACATTGAACTAATAGCCAACACATCAGCTTACAATTTTTATGTTAGTAATGGCGGATTAATTTGTACATTAAATGGATTAAACTGTAATCCACACACACAGCCATCAGGCACAAGTGAAATTTGTGCTTATGGTGTTTTTAATACGTATTGTTCACCTTTGCTTATTACAACAGATAGTCGGTCTCATTATTTAAAATATACAAATTCACAAGGAAATTTTGTATATGAAAATCTAAAAACAACAGTTGAATATAACGGCGTAACATATAATGCTGCTGCAATTGTAGGTCAAAGTGTATTGGGCACAGGAAATGACACGTCAGAGCTTGTTCGTTACAAATTCGCAAATCAAAGTGGTGCTGCTGAAGCAAATCTTCAAGCCGCCGCAATGGAAGTTTTAAATACAGTTTTTGGCGCGACAGAATAAAGAGGTGAAATAAATGGCATTAGATTTTACGAGTTTAATAATGGGAAAAAGTCTTGGAAGCAGTGGAGGTAGTGAACCTACTGGGACTTTAGAAATTACTGAAAATGGAGAGTACGATGTGACTGAGTATGCGAGTGCAGTAGTTAATACTCCCGCGCCAGGCACTGGAACAATTCCGTTTTCAAATATATTTGATTGTATAGTAAGTAATTTAGAGGTGACAAAAAATGCTTAATAGGAATTATTTAAACACAATAGTGGCTGCGTCAACAGTTAATAGCATAAAGCCATTAATGAAAGACCAGCAAGGGAATATATTAACAGGCAAAGCAGACCTGAACGGTCCTACAATGTTATCCGCAACCTTACAACCCCATAAAATGGGTGATACGCATTCTGGAAGTGGAGCAAGTGCGTATAACGGGCTGTTTTTCTCTATTGGTAGTGGAATAACGTCAGCAACGATTGACGATTACGCTTTAGCAAGCAATATTGATTTAACTAATTTTAATATTATTACAGGTACAAATACATTGACGACAACAGATTATAACGATACAAAAAGGGTAATGTCACAGACGTGGAATTATTCAGGTTCAACACAAATTGAAATAAATGAGATAGGTTTATTTTATTACTGGTATGCTGGAACAGTAAGTCCTTTTTCAAATCTTGAATTAATGCTTGACCGTACTGTTCTTGACAGTCCAATAATCGTAAACAATGGTGATACATTCACAATCGCACTCACAATAGGCGGTAAAGCAACAGTTACAATTAATTCATAAGGAGGATTCTATAATGTGTACTAATGAAATTTCTATTTATAGATTTCCCGAAAAAATAAAAAAACTGTTTCAAAAATACTATCCAGAAGTTTCTCCTATAACTTATGGTAATCTTTTAAGTTATATCGAAGATATCTTTGCTTCAACAAATCCTTATGTAAATGAAGAAGATCCTATTCCTGAAAGAGGTGGTGTAAATGGCTAATTCTATAAAAACTGATTATATGAATGCTCCAAGTCTTGGCTATAGTGAGTACTTCATAAAAAATGAAACAGATTTAAATGCGCTATCTCCTTTACCTGGAGATCGCGCAATTGTAGCCGATAATGGTGCAATCTATATATGTATAGATAAAGGAACTTGGAATAAGTTTGGAAATAGCGTACCTGGTGGAGAGGTAGTAATTGCCTCTGATATTAATGAGGACTCGACTAATGATGAGGTTGCGGGCGCAAAGGCAGTTTGGGACATTGTATATGCAAAAACAGACGGAGTAGAGAAAGTAATAAATAAAACTTCTACAATCAATGAAAATTCAACTCACGTCCAATATCCTGATGCTGCAGCAACATACGCATATGGTCAACAAGTAAAAGAAGAAGCTATAAATGCTTTTTCAGGTAGTTATCTTTCAACTTCTGGCGGTAATTTAAGTGGTCCAGTCAATTCAGCTTCTTATTATTCTATCCAAAATCGTAGAGATTTTGATTTTACTGATACTACAATTTATAACTCAGACACACTTACAAGAATAACGGGGATCATAAATGGCACTATAACTCCAACATCTTCTGATTTGGATTACTATGATTTAGATTTAAATGGTAAAATTGATAGTGAAGATTATCAATTATTAGATTGGGCAATAAATGGAAAAATAAGAGGAGAAGAGTTAAGTGAAACCACCTGGAAATCTGCTTATATGATTAGAAAGATTATTTTTGGTGCAGACCCTTCAAGAACTTATTCTGGAAATGAAAAAATATGGGCTAGAGTTATAGGCACTTATGGTACAATTAGATGGATGTTTAGTGATGAAACAACTTATATTGATGATGCAGAACATAGAAAAGCATATCCATATATAGACGTACTTACATTAAATAATGTTGCCGGTGGCGGCGCACAAAGTGATTGGGAACAAATAGATGATACTGCTGCAGATTACATAAAAAATCGTCCTTTTTATGAAGAAGAAATCACTTCTAAAGCATTAACACTTGAAGCATCAGATTGGGAAATGGTTCAACAGAGTGGTCAAACCTATTATCAATATATTGGAACAGGAAAGTTGAATTTAGTAGTGGGTATGATAGTCCATTGTACAGTAGTTCTTGGAGGATATTCTATTCCAGGAGATTATACTATAACAGTATTAAGTGAAGATCCTTATATAATAGGATACCAAGACAGTAATATGATTATTATGGATGGATATAATGGCACTGAAACAGGAGATTATTTTTATATGAAATCTCCTCTTTTATATGATGAATTTATTGCAAATTCTGCATCACAAAATGTTACTCATCAAATTCCTCAAAAATTTATTCCTCCTATGGTAAATTATTCTACAACTGAACATGAAATCGGTACATGGGTTGATGGTAGTAAATTATATGAAAAAACTTATATTGCAACCATTACGAGTAGCAGTGATCTTGAATATACGATTACAATTGCAAATACAGAAATTGATACTTGTGTTGGCATAGATTGTTCCTTAATTGACAATAACAAACAGACAATGGGACAAGGAGTGTATTATTCTGACGGAGATATAACTGCATCTATTTGTGCTTTTTATGTTCCACAGTCACCAACAACAGATGAAATTTATGTCGAAATAGTAAATAATGATATTTTCTATTATCCTTTACAAGCATACGTTACAATCCGCTATACAAAAACTTCTTAAGGAGGTAACTTAATATGGCTAAAACTACAAGAGATCAAGTTATTTCCGATGCAAGAGATGCGGTTATAGAAGTAAGTGGC